CATCTGTAGGCAAATTGCCACTTTAAATGGCACAGGACTACTATGATATTCTCCAACCGTTTGACTACCTCGACAAGTTACTCGATGACAACAAGGCTACTCTCGGACTAGCATATATAGCAAAGCATGATGAAGACCTTATTCCCTCATTCCCCGCTATTCTCATTCAGACCGACAATACGGTGCGAGAGTACCATGCTACAAGACAGTATCGAGTCAGGTTTCATATCGATATTTGGGTATTCCACGCGGACATGACTAGCGGTGTAGCTACTCGATCCCGTAAAGATATCGAATTGGCAACTGCGATCAGGAAACTCATTCACACAAAGCCCGACATGGATGGGCACATTATTCAAAGTTTCGTGGATGGAGAGTTTCCGGGCGTTACTGCCAGGATCATCGGAGGTAACAGTTCAATCATCGTGACCACTAGATTGACTTGGCAAGGTCAGAATCGCGTCCAATTTGAACAATCTTAAAGAACATAAAAGGAGGATTGAATGGCTCTTAAGCTAGATGTGGATCATCCTAATTACCCAAAGGGTATGGAATTTGATCTGGATGGTATCGGAGCGAAGAATGGTAGCTCAGTAGAAGTTACGGCTGATATGGAGCAAGCATTTCTTTCCAAGAACGGTAAGTCAATCAAGGAGATTTACGGTCATAGTAAGATCGTGAAAGTCTCTGGAACTAGTGAGTTGAAGGAGGTGAAGTAACTTGCCAGCAGGACTCGGTGGTGGAGGTAAAGTAGGAATTGCACATGAGACGGTCATGGGTACATATGTGGCTCCGACCATCTTCGTGCCTATCCTTAGTGAATCACTGAAGTATACTGAGGAGAAGTACTACTCTGAGCAGATCCGTCAACAGACGATTGTGTCCGATGTGAAGTCGGGTTACTACCACGCAGAGGGCGACATCAAGCTAGAGGTTGATCCAACCAACATGCCTCTATGGTTGCACGCTTCTCGACATACGCCTTCGTTCGCAGCGGGTGTATACACCTATGTTCCATCGTCGGCGGGATCAGCATCTACCGCAGCCGGTGTAACTAGCCCAAAGACGCTTTCTATCACCGTCGTCCGTAACAATGTGGTCTTCGGATACACGGGATGCACGGTAGGCGGCTTTGAGTTTATGATTGAAGATGGCGTGCTCAAGTGCACGATGAACGTTCTCGGGATTGCCGAGGCTGTACAGGCCACTCCCTCCCCTGTGTGGGTTGCAGCCGATCTACTCGGGGCAGACGCTCACCGTGTCTACCTGGCAGCGTCAGCAGCCGCTCCGACCTTCTCGGCAGTCGATATCAACTTCAATGGATTCACTTTCCGTATGAACTACAATGCCGAGGCACAGAATCGTATCCATGCAGAACGTTCGGCAAGCTACGTTTCGTTCGGTATCACGGAAGCTGAAGTTGAGTCCGAACTGGACTTCCTCGATCGTACCGACTATGACAACTTCGTTGGTAACACGCAGCGAGCTATCAAGCTGGAATCGACCAATGGTGGAGCAACGTTCGCCGCATGTACTAGCGGAATTGCTCTACAGGCGAATCGCGTAAGCTACGACGCTTACGATATCGGTCTTGAAGGAATGGGTGACCTGATCATGGCAGGCTTCACCGGCCGCATGATTGGTATTGCCGCAGGCGATGCCTATTCCATCAAGGTTAAGTCACCTACCACTATCACGTAGTAAAAGGAGAGAGTGTTATGCCACAGGCAACTGTTACACAGGAAACTGTTAATCGTCTTCTGAAGTCATGTCCGCCCGATGGATTCGTGGAGCTACGCACCCTGTCGTTTCATGAGATGAATACACGGTCAGACATTGCTTCACGGATGTACTCGGAGCAGAAGCCCAATGTCAAGAAGCCGAAGGAAGAGGTTGTCCGGGGTTATCTTGAGATCATGAACGTCGCAGTTACCGAGTTTGAATTCCGTAACTGTATCACCGATCACAACCTTGAAGATGAGAACGGTAATCCCATCGACTTCACTCGTCCTATGCAGGCGTGGAGACTTGATCCAAAGATCGGTCAGGAGATCGGTAAGTACATCGATGAGCTTAACAACTTTGACGATGAGGAGGAGGATCTAGACCCTTTGGTAATGCCGGATTTCTCATCCTCACCGGACGAGGCGAGTTCGCAGAGTCTTACTACGGTCGAGACGTAGTTATCGAAGCGTACCGTTGGTTACGGTACGCTGCTCTATGTAAGTCATTGCATGTACTCCCTCGATCGGGAGGGGTCTTGGATCAACCTGCACCCGAAGTCCTTAGACTTGAAAGAATGCTCGACGCCTATGCCAAATGGGAAGATCGAGAGACGAAAAAGTCTGAGACACGCAACAAGAATCGTAGCCGTCACGAACACATTAAGGTGACTGACGAATGACGTGTTGGTCTAACTCCAAGGGAGTTATTTAACATGCCTATGCGCGTAGGCGAAATGATGGTCGTCATCAGGGCGCAGGATTTCGCCTCGCGTACACTACGTCGCGTTGGGACAGAGTTTGCTGGTATGTCGCGTATGCAGGCAGCACAAGCTAAAGCTCTATCTCGTATGGGTGGTGCTCAAGGAGAGCTACGTCGTCTCAAGACTCTTCAGCGTCAGATCGATATGACTCGCACGCTTACGGCGATGGAGCAAAAGCGTGCGAGTCTTGTACCTAGGGCAACACAAGCAACCGGAACTGGTGGACGTGCCTTACCACTGACACCTGATATGCGTGCGGCACGAGTAGAGCTAGCCAAGCTCGACAGTGTAATGACTCGTATGAGTGCATCTCATGCTAGACTGCTACAGGACATCGATGCGCTACCGAGGAGATATCGGAGTCTCAGTAGAAGTGCCGCTGATGTTGCAGAAAAGTTAGGTAACGTAAGTGCAGCGCAAGTCCAAGCAGCGCGCGATGCACAGTTCTTTGGACGGATGATACCTGTAGAACGTATGCAGGATATGGGCCATGCTATCTCAGGCATTGGTCGCGTGATGCAGCTATTTGGTGCTGTAGGCACTGGTGCGTTCGCGTTATCCGCTAACTCGTTTGCTAACTTCTCGGCACAGGTATCACTGGCCGCTACGCAGATGCGTGATATCAGCGGCCCTGGTTCTTCGATGCAAGCTGTCATTGATCGATCTAAAGAACTAGGTGACGCCATTATCGATATGATGCTGAGGTTCCCCGCTGCCGGGGAAGAAATGGCATCAGCCGCATACGACATTTTCTCGTCTATGAACATCGTTCGTGATGGAGTAGTAAATGTCGGTCAGGGTATGAAGCTACTTGAGATTGCGAATAAGGCTGCTGTAGCTGGACAGGTCAGTTTGGATGAGGCTACAAGTGCCATGATCGTTACGCTTAACAACTTCGATCCCAATCTGCGCCACGTGGGTAAGACGATGGATGAGGTTTTTAGCATCGTCCGTTTCGGTCAGATGAGGCTAAACGACTTTGCTACTGGTATGGCGATGCTCGCGCCAATAGCTTCAAGTGTAGAATTAAGTTTGAAGGATGTTGGTGGAGCATTCGCTGCTCTAACCATTTTGACGAAAAACCAGTCTACGGCATCTGCTGGACTTGGACGAGCGATCGAACTATTTAACCTGCCTGTATTTACCGAGGGACTTAAGAAGTTTGGAGTTGAAACTAAAGATGCAAACCATCAACTACGCCCATTATTCGATATTATGCAGGACTTGGTTCGTGCCTTCCCTGAAATGGCAACAGGTCAGAAATCTGCTATTGAAGCATTGATTCAAATATCACAAGCCAGTGGTATGACTAAAGCTGGTATCCAGGGTACTATCCAGGCACGTCGTGCAATTGCTTCTCTTGCTACCCATATGGGTCTATTTGCCAATGTTCAAAAGAACGTTAATAAGAATACGGGCGAGATGGGTACGGCGTTTGAAACAATGATGCAAGATCCCGGTGTACAGTGGAAAATCTTTCTCAATCAAATGAAGGCGCTTGTCCTTCTTATTGGCCGAGAAGCTTTGCCAGTGTTCATCGCTCTCGGAGAGCGGATCGCTAAGATCGTAAAATGGTTCCAGCAATTGTCACCCGAGACGCGAGGATTCATTGTACGAATAGGTGCTATAGGTGCTATCTTTGCACTCGTTGGTGGAGTGCTTCTCAGCGTGATTGGTGCATTGATATCTGTTCGTGCCAATCTCATGTTGACTCGATTGGCGGCAATCCAAACAACTGCAAGCTTCGCGGTTATGCGGACTGTTATCGGAAGCATCGCATTCTTGGGCGTAGGAATGCTGCTAACTAGCGTCATCGGCGTTAAGCGCGCAGTTATCGATCTCACTATCGTATGGCTTGTGTGGAAATCACGTGCTATCGCTGCGACAGTCGCAGTAGCTGCCGCCAATATCATCGCCGCTCGATCCGTCAAGATCGCATGGCGAGCAGCATTGTCAGCTACTGGATTC